CAAGGTTGCGTTCTGTGCATGGCTCTGACCACCTGATTGGCACGAATCTTGCGTTCCAGATTGGTATGACAGGTTGTTGTCCCAGAATTTGCGCATTCGTTTCCGCTCTTCGCTCGACTCTTGCAAGCGCTTGCAATGTTGCTTGTCGTTCGTTGCTTGCAAGCGCTTGCAATGCCGCTTGCATTCGTGCAAATTCGACGCTTGATGCTTGCATTCGTACAAATTCGATGCTTGCCGATCGCTGAATTTCGATTCGGTTCAGCGACAAGCGACATTCATCTATGCCGAATGTATTCCTTTGCATTTGAACCCATTCATCCATACTGAACCCATTCATCCATACTGAACCCATTCACCCATACTGAACCCATTCACCCATACTGAACCCATTCATGCGTGTGGCATGTTATGTTATAACATTCATTGTCGCTTGGCATTCGGCAATCGATGCTTGATGCTTTGCGTTCCACAATCAGCGAGTGTTATGTTATAACATTCATTTACTTTGCGTAAATCGACGAATTGGCACGAGCCTTGCATTCCCCCATAAACCCCCGCGTGCCGCGAGTTCCCTCTCCACATACGTATTCTGTGAAAAAATAGCCATATACGGGGTATCGAGTTCGAAAATATATACGGGTATTTCGGAAAGCAATATATACGTATATATTTTAAAAAAGAATATATAGGTATATTCCTAAATCGGGGGTTTGTGTGGTAGACTTTTGACGTAGGGGGAACTACCATGCCAGTTTTAAAAAATGCTAAGCACGAACAATTTGCTAGGTATATAGCTGAGGGAATTAAGTCTATTGACGCCATGGAAAAGATCGGTCTTGTTGGTTTAGAAGATGCTAACAGGGCCAATCGCGTACATAAAGCAAAGAGATTAGCTAATTCGGTAGAAGTGCTTGCTCGCGTTGCTGAGATTAAAGATCAAGCGGCGGCTCGTACTTCTATTACTATTCAGCGAATTGTAGAGGAATTAGCTAAAATAGGATTTTCTAACCCGCTTGATTACATGAAGATTCAAGAAGATGGGACCGCGTATATCGACCTTAAGGACATGACGCGTGATCAAGCGGCTGCTATATCAGAGATTCAGGTAGACGAGTACATGGAGGGGCGTGGTGAAGATGCTCGTCCTGTAAAAAAGGTCAAGCTTAAATTTCATGATAAGCGAGCAGCTCTTATGGATATTGGTAAACATTTGGGTATGTTCTCCCATAAAGTAGAGCTTGTTGGTAAAGACGGCGGCCCGATTCAGACTCAAAATAATATCGAAGTGTCATTACTTCAACGTGACGAGCGTGAAATGTTAAAGCAATTGTTGTTATTGGCCGCTGAACGTAAGCGCGGTTCGCCCATTGAGCAACAGCCAATCATCGTAGATTATGAGGAACAATGATAACTCCTGGTGGGATACAAATTCCCGATAATATGAACATTGATAAAGCTCTACTTGACATTGATCGGGTGGATTGTGAAGAATCTTTATCCGATTTTGTGCGGGGTGGGTGGAAATATATTGACCCAAACCCGTATGTGCATGGTTGGCATATTGATGCGTTGGCTGAACATCTTCAGGCAGTGGTAGATGGTGACATTCGTCGCCTTGTTATTAATATTCCGCCTCGTACATCTAAATCGTCCATCACTTCAGTAGCTTTTCCGGCGTGGACATGGACGCAACCAGAGAAATCACACACTTCTGGTCCAGGCGTTCAGTTCCTATTTGCGTCATACGCGCAGTCGCTTTCTATCCGTGATAGCACCAAGTGCCGCCGTCTTATTGATTCCCCTTGGTACAAGGATAGATGGGGTCATCACGTTCAGCTTACGGATGATCAAGCGACAAAGATTCGATTTGACAATATGCAGGGCGGCTATCGTCTGGCAACATCGGTAGGCGGGTCGCTCACTGGTGAAGGCGGGTCTATTATTGTGGTAGATGACCCACATAACGCGGTGGATATGGAATCAGACCTTATCAGGCAAAATACGCTTGATTGGTGGGACAATTCGTTGTCTACCCGATTAAATGATCCCAAACGTGGTGCATACATCGTCATTATGCAGAGGCTGCACGAAGGAGACCTTACCGGACACATTTTGTCCCGCAATATCGGTGATTGGACACATCTTTGTCTACCAATGAAATACGAATGGAATAGACATTCTATAACGTCTATTGGGTGGAACGATCCTCGTGGGGTTGACGAAGGTGGGGAACCTTTGGTGTTGGTGGATGCCAGCGGCGGGCGTTATGCTCGCGATGCGGCGGCTCAGAAAGTTTTAGATGAAGAGCGTGAAAACACTCTGCTTACCCCCGATCGGTTTGGCCCAGATGAAATCCGTATTCTAGAGTCGCAGCTTGGTCCGTATCAAGCGGCGGGTCAGCTTCAGCAACGCCCAGAGCCTAAGGGCGGTGGTATATTTAAGAGGGAATGGTGGCAATTGTGGGAAGACGATAAATTCCCGCCATTTGATTATATTGTCGCGTCGCTCGACACTGCATACACTGAAAAAGAGGAAAACGACCCTTCCGCGTTAACTGTGTGGGGCGTCTTTACCCAAAAGATTAATGAACCAACCCGCCTAATATATAAAGATGGTTCGTTTTATGATGAATTTTTAACGTCTGAAACATCTCAACGCCTCATGTTAATGCACGCATGGCAGGGACGACTTGAGATTCATGAATTGATATCCAAGGTAGCGGAAATCTGCACTAAAATGAAAGTCGACCGTCTGCTTATCGAGTCTAAAGCATCTGGTATATCAGTGGCTCAGGAGTTAAGGCGATTGTACACAGGTGCTGATTTTGCTGTTCAATTACTCGACCCACGATCACAGGATAAGGTTGCTAGGGCATATTCTATTCAACACATATTTAGTGAGAAAATAGTATTTGCACCCGATCGTGCGTGGGCAGATATGGTAATAACGCAATGCGCGTCATTTCCAAAAGGTAAGCACGACGATTTGGTTGACTCAGTAAGCCAAGCCATGCGATACTTAAGAACCACTAATCTTGTTCAGCGGGGCGAAGAAGTGGTCCGTCAGCTGGAAGACAAAATGTTGGATTACAACGGCATGAAAGCACAACCGTTGTATTTCTGACAAAAGCATGATTTATTATAACAAGCTCGTGACCACAGAAAGAGCATTACATGGTTGATCTCGGACCTCACAATATGTTACTTCCTGCATTACAAGATTCAGGGCTTGGTATGGCGGATTTGACTGTCATTAATGATGACGACGCAGAAGATATGCCAATTACGGATGAAACTGGCAATATTTTGCAGATCGAGCATCCAGACGGATCAATCACCATTTCACTAGACGGGTCTCCCATTGAAGAGGCTGATGATTTAGAAGATACCAGCAAGTGGTTTGCTAATTTGGTGAATAGAATCGACCAAGACACTTTAGGTCAAATATCTAACAACATTATGCGGGGTGTGGACGAAGACAAAAGAACTCGTCTAGAGTGGATGGAAAATATTGCTAACGGAATTAAGCTTCTTGGTCTAAAGATCGAATTGCCTAACACGCAGGGTGCTTCTGATGGTGCACCAGTTGAAGGCATGAGCAAGATTCGTCATCCTTTGCTGTTGGAAGCTGTGTTGCGGTTTCAGGCAAATGCTCGTTCCGAGATGCTTCCTACCGACGGTCCAGTAAAAATTCGTAATGACGCTACTTCAGTTGTGTTTGCCGACGAAATGTTAGCTGAGCATTACGAACGCGATTTTAACCACTATCTGACCGTTACCGCTGACGAGTATTACCCTGATACGGACAAAATGTTGTTTATGTTGGGTTACAGCGGCTTAGCATTTAAAAAAGTATACTTCTGCCCACTCCGCGACAGGCCAGTATCTGAAACGGTTGATGCTGAAGATGTTATTGTGTCGAACAATGCAACCACAATGAAGAGTGCTAGGCGCATTACGCATCGCATAATGATGAGCCAGAACACGGTTCGCAGGATGCAGATTCTCGGTGGGTACCGCGATATTGCTCTAGGAACGCCTAAACCACAAGAAATTAATAATGTAAAGCGTGAAAAAGACAACGTTCAGGGTGTCTCAACAAGCACCAACCAGTCTGAAAATGAAGATCGTGAAATCTACGAATGTTATTGCGAACTGGACATTAAAGGTTACGAACACAAAAAGAATGGCAAAGTAACCGGATTAGAAATTCCATATCGGGTAACAATCGATGTTTCTACAAGAGAAGTCCTGTCTATAGTTCGTAATTACGACGAAGAGACGAAAGACTTGCCTCTTCCTCGCCAACAATTTGTGGCGTATATTTTTACTCCTGGTCTTGGATTCTACCCTATTGGTTTGCTACATATCCTTGGTAATACTACGAATGCTGTAACAGCGGCGTGGAGAGAGCTTCTAGATTCAGGTATGTACGCTTCATTCCCTGGCTTCTTGTACAGCGATGCAGGTGGGCGTCAAAATAGCAATATTTTCCGTGTTCCTCCAGGTGGTGGCGCGTTGATTAAGACGGGGGGTATGCCGATTACTCAAGCGGTCATGCCACTTCCATACAAGGAACCATCTGCGGCACTTGCGTCGTTAGCCGACACTATGGCCCAGTATGGTCAGCGTTTGGGTGGAACGTCTGAGATGCCAGTTGGTGAAGGTAACCTTGAAGCTCCTGTTGGTACGACGATTGCTCTCATAGAGCAAGCTACCAAAGTGATGAATGCAGTACACAAGAGAATGCATGCTGCACAGGCATTAGAATTTCAATTGTTGGCTAAATGCTTTAGGGAACACCCCGAAAGCTTCTGGCAATATAACGATCGGCCCGCTAGAAAGTGGTCGCAAGCGGAGTTTATGCAAGCTGTGAATAACTGCGATTTGGTGCCGCAAGCCGATCCTAATACAGCAAGCCACACGCAGCGCATGATGAAAGTCATGGCACTTAAGCAAGCACAAGCAGCCAATCCGGACTTGTATGATCCGAAGCTTGTAGATATTGCGGCGTTAAAATCAGCGGGTTGGGACAATCCTCAGGAATTTATGAAAGCCCCTGATCCTAATGAATCGCCTCCTCCGGAAATACTAAAAGGTCTTGCCGAGATTGAAGTGAAAAAGCAAGATGCCGCAAGTCGTGCTAAAGTAGCCGATGCAAAAGTAGCAGAGACTATGTCAAAGATACAAGGTGGGGTGGCTGGACCTAATGGACAGCCTCAGCCGACTATTAAAGAGCAGATCGAAATTGCTAAATTAGACATGACGAAGCAAGAAAACGACCTAAAAGCTCAAGACGGACTATTAGATGCCATGAATCGTAAGAGAGACCGTGAAAGCCGTGAACGTCTGGCGGCTATAAAATATGCGGAAGAGATGGCTGCTAATCCACAGGGCTTGGTAATAGCCAATTCTATAGTTCGTCCAGAAATGCTACAACGTCTTGAAGCCCCAGAAGCACCTCTTAATCCTACGCAGGGTGGTCTAGAATGAGCGCAAGAAGTATTGAACGTGCCCTTCGTGTAGCTAAAGAGCGCAA